GGTGCCGGTCGGCCCTGTGACCCCGGCGCCGGTGGTCCCAGTCGGTCCGGTAGTACCGGTCGGGCCGGTCGATCCCGTTGGTCCTGTGACTGTGGCCCCGGTCGGGCCGGTGACTGTGCCGCCGGTGGGACCCGTGGGTCCGGCGACTGTCGAAGTAGCGCCGGTCGGCCCCGTTACGGTCGCGCCGGTCGGTCCCGTCGGCCCGGTGCCTGCGCTACCAGTCGGCCCCGTCGCTCCAGTTGCGCCCGAGCCCGTCGCCCCGGTATCCCCGGTGACGGCGGCACCCGTCGCCCCGGTGGCCCCGGTGCCGCCCAGGAACCCGTCCTGGCCGGTCGGTCCGGGATCGCCCGTCGCGCCCGTCGCGCCAGCACCAGTCGGCCCCGTAGGACCGACTGAGCTGGGCGGGCGGACGACGGCGGACATCTACGCGGTCGCGTAGTCCGGCTGTGAGCCGGAATGCAGGATGGTGATATCGGACGCCGCGGCCAGTGCCACCGAGAGGTAGCCGCTGAAGTTGACGTCCCAGAGATAGAACGTCCCGACGGCGACGCTGACCGGCAGGACCGCGATGGTGCCGCCCGAGTCTGCGATGGTGATGGTGCCGGCGGCAGTCGTATTGATCTGGATGCCGTGAAGCGTCCCGGTGCCATGCGCGACGACCGCGGTTGCACCACAGCCGACGACGATCGTGTCATTGGCGGCGGCCACGATGACCCAGCCGATACCCTCGACGGCCGTTACGGAGGCGAACCACTTGGTGCCCTCGACAAGCGTGGCGTCTACCGCCGACGGGGTGAGCGTCTCGGTGATGACCTGACCCAGCAGGTTCGTCCCGGTCACGAGGATCGTGCCAGGGGTATCGGCCGCGGCATTGAAGGTTCGCGTGATCGTGACGTGCCGGGCAGTCCCGGCAGCGGGCATGGCGCCCGCGTTGGCGGGCGCACCGTAGTCGCCCACCTTCATATTCGTTGACGTGACGAACCGGTTAGTGCTGGCGACTGCGGTGGCCGCCGAGAGACGACTTCGTCCGTAGCCCATCAGGCGCCTCGCTTCTCACCGGGCGCCGCGGTGGCGGACTCGATGACCGGCTCGGCTGCCCGCTTGGCGGGATGCTGGATGACGAGTGGGCCGAACGAGGCCGGGTACTTCTTGACGGCCGGGTGGTCCGCGTCGATCAGGTCGCCCGCGTAGAAGACTTCGTCGGCCAGGGCGAAGGCGTTCGTGACGACGAGGAGGCGAGGCGCGTCTGCCTTCGCTGCCATGCTGGTTCCTCCTTCCAAGGAGAGCGGTGGGGGAGCGAGCAGGTTGCCCGCTCCCCGGTTCAGGACTGGGTTACTGAACGCTCATCGAGAGCATGCCGTTGACGTCGATCCGGCCGCCCATCGTCCGCCAGTAGGCGAAGATGCCGCGGGCGCCGATCGGCAGGTTGCCGGCGGCGGACACGAGGTGCGGCACGTACTCGACCGTGAGGCCAAGCCGGTCCACGATCGCGTACTTGCTGGGGTCTCCGAAGACTGCCGTGATCGTGCCGTCGGCGACGCCGGTCGGCGCGCTCGGGACTTCCCAGATCGGGTAGCCCAGGAGCTTCAGCCCGGTGTTGCCGGTGGGGCTGTCCACGGACGGGAGGCCGACCGCGTTGTAGTACTGCCCACCGAAGAGCTTGCCACCGGTCGTCTCCAACGCCTGGTAGGCGCGGATCGTCTTGCGGGCCATGAACCACGCGGCGTTCGCGCGGTGGCGCAGGCCAAGCCCGGCCTCGACCTTCTCGGGGTCGCCGACGTCGATCGCGTCGTTCGCGACCGAGTCGATGTTCGTGAAGGTGGCGTTGATGAACATACCGAGGGGCTCGTTCGACCCGACGCCGGCGCCGAGGCTGAACTTCGTCTCCTCGAGGGTGTCCTTGGCCTCGCCGATGAGGGTACCCAGCTCGGACACGAGATCAGGCCGATCCTGCAACAGTTCCATCGAGACCTGGCTGAACGCCCGAGCCGTCTGGAGCTGGAACGTCGGCCGGGCGAAAGTCGGGGTGCTGTCAACGGCTGCCGCGGCCTCAGCCGCGAAGGCTGCGGTCATGGCAGTCGCGGTCAGCGGCTCCCAGGTGTTCGTCCCGGCGATGGTGACGACGCGACAGGCGGCGCGGTACGGGCTGACGGCCGTGTGGGCGCCGATGCCGATGATCGAAGTATCAAACTGAAACGGGACGGCGTAGCCGCCGGTGGCGAGGACGTTGACCGCGCCGACTGCGCGCTGCTCTTCGGGCGTCATGGCCCGACCGAGGAGCGCCTTCGGGAAGGCCCGGCGGTAGATCGGGCTACCCGTCCGCAGGATGAGCGAGCGGATCTCGTCATCGACGTCGGCGTAGTCGATCAGGGCGGAGATCCGCTCCTGCGTGCGGCTCCGGTCGGAGATCGGGAAGGACGCGGTCTCGACGGCCCGCATCGCGTTGTCACGGAGCGCCTGGCTGCGCTCTTCGAGCGTATAGCCGCGGTCAGAGAGGACGGAGTCTACGTCGTAGACATCGGCCTCGGACTTGCGGCGGATGACGTTGAACGGGGCGCCCTGGACGGGCGTTTCGACCATGCGCGTGTTCGCCATGTTGGCTTCGATCCGCGCCTGGCGGGTGTCCCAGGCATTGACGTCTGCCTGAAGGGCATCCTGTTCCTTGACGAGACCGTCCCACCGGGCTTGTGGCTCGGCTGGCATCACGCCGGGGTATTCGGTCCCGAGCGTGGCGGTCTCGCGCTTGATCTCCTCGATGCGGGAGACCTTCTCCTCGCGAGTGATGTATTCCACGGTGCTGTTCTCCTGTGGTGTCGGTACTGCGATGGGTTCGACCGGCTCATCGCGGGCCTCGGGCTCGGGGTGAGGCTCTGGCGCCTCGGGCTCGGCTGAGGGTGCTACCGGCTCGGTGGGGGTGATTGGGCGCATCTCGTCCGTGAGACTCCTCACGGCAACGTCAGCGCCGGCGTCGGCTGGGAAGGTGACAGGCCCGAACTCGTAGACGCGGGCCTCGCGTATGACTCGCTCGGGCAGTCCCTTCGGGTTGGCGGGACTCTTGCCGGGGTTGTCATTCCACTTCTGGTCGGAGACGGAGAAGCGGTACGACACGCCGTACTGGCCGCGCTTCAGGCCATCGAGGACAAGCGGCGGAATGCCGTCGAGCAGCTCCGCCTCATAGGCCGGGCCGACGTTGTCCGACCGCAGGTCCGTGATCGCAGCAATCGGCTTCTCGCCGATATCTGGATCCTTGCCGTGCTGGAAGAGCACGCGGATGCGGTCGCGATTGTTCTTGAAGGTCCGGGCGAACGCGCCGGGCTCGATGATCTCCATGAACTGGCCCTCGATGGCCGAGTCGATCTCGTTCGGCACATTGAACCGGGCGAAGTGCCCGACCAGGCGAGGCGGGCGCCCCGCGTCATCGCGGTACTCGCTCGGCCACGAGATGGCCCGGTAGCCCTCGGTAGGTCGGATGTCATCGGTCACTGCGGTTCCTCCTTCATCGGCATATCCTCGGCGTCAGGCTGAAGCGCCTCGGGCACCGGATCGGGCTGCGGGTTCGTATTCGGCGGATTGAGCTGGACGGAGAACAGGCCCGTCGGCTTGAGCAGCCGCAGGTCGCCGCTGACGATGGCATCGATGACGGACTCGGCCTCATAGCCGCCGTCGGTCAGGGTGCGGATCGCGGACGCCTGGAGCGCCTGCACTTCGGCCGCACTCTTGATGTCGTCCTTGAGCGCGGGGATGCCCCGGATGTCGTACCAGAGCCGGGCGCCACTCGGCGGCGGGATGATCGACTCCAGCGAGCCCGCGACGTTCCGCCATGCGGGGCTCATCGTGAGGTCCGCGAACATCCGCATCGACGCGCTGAAGCCCTGCCCGGCGTTCAGGCTGGAGCCCTGGAGCCCTTCGGACAGCCCGGCGAGGATGGCCGGGACGCCGGCGGCCGCCGCGATGCGCGTCTCGCCGCCACCCTGAACGACCTTGAAGTCGAGCTGCTTGAGGTCCGACCCGACGACCGTGGCGTCTACGCCAGCCGTGAAGCCCATCATCTTGTAGGCGTTGACGAGGCCGGAATGCTCCTGCCGTACGAAGTCCATGAACTCGCGCAGCTTCGCGACGTCGGTGTACTGCGTCTTGATGACCAGATTGGGCGTCCCGCCGTGCTCGAAATACGTGAGCCGGTGGGCCGTCATCGCCTCGTCGGCCATGATCTCGCGCAGGATCGGCGAGAGCCACGTCATGCCGCGCACGGGCAAGAGCGGATCCGGCGTGGTCGAGAAGTGCGAGACCTCCGACGGCTGGAGGAAGACCCACGGCCGACCCAGCGTGGGGCCGCCCGGCTGGTAGGCGTAGCCGAGCAGCGTGGCGTCGAGGTCCCACATGTTGCCGTCCGGGTCGGGCGACCCGTGGATGATCTGTGTCCAGTCCGGCCGCATCCGCACCAGGCGCCGCTTGCGGAGGGCCACGAAGGCGTTGCCAGCCAGGTCGTTATCGATCATCTGGTACTTGAGCAGGTCGCCGGTCGTCGCGCCCGGCCACGGGCGGTCGAGGATGGCGAGGCCGCTGTTCGGGCGGTCGCGGTCGCCGTAGAAGTCGCCGGGGACGCCACCACGCATGTTCTGGAACCCGAAGCGCGCCTCGGTGAACAGGTCACGACGGACCCGCATGCACGCGAAGACGACGGGGTTCGAGGCGTAGGCGCGGTAGGCGAGGCTCGCGTAGCCGACGTCGATGTCCTCGATCTTGGTGTTCAGCGTCTGGTTCAGGCCCATCAGCTGGTACTCGTTCCCGTTGAACAGGAACGAGTCCTGCCCACCGAACATCGACGACCGGTTGGGCATCAGGTCACGGAGCAGGCTCATGTGCGGCGCCTCTCATCAAGTCCAAGGGCGGCGAGGCAGACCCCGCCTGCGATGACGGCCGCGGGGATGGACACCAGCGCCAGCCCGACGACGGCGACGGCTGCACCGGCCACGATCAGGAGCGCCGCAAGGCGGGAGGGTGTCATCCGAACGCCACGCCTGCGTTGAAATCGGCGACGACCTCTTCGCGCATGACGCGGTCCACAGCCAGCGCGAGCGCCACCGCGGCGTCGATGCGCCCTCGGCTCTTGCCCTTGGCGAGGGTGAAGCCGCGATCGTTGAAGCGCGGGACGGCGTTAAGCACCTGCGAGCCAAAGGCGTCGTCCCCGTCGTGGGTCAGCCCGCCGGTACGGATCAGGTCATACAGGCTGCCGATGGCGGGCGTCATGCGCTCCAGCGTCTGGGGCTGTTCGACCATCGCGATGCCTTCGTCCGTGAGCATCTTCGCGGGAACGTCGAAGAAGCGCGGGTCGTAGCCGACCGTCTGGAGGTCGTAGCGCTCGTCGAGTTCGCGGAGGTGCTGCATCACGTCGGTCGTGTCTACCGGCTCATCGCGGGTCGGCACCCAGAGCCGACAGACAGCGTGCAGCCGACCATCCTCACGGCGCTGGACGGCCACGACCGCGGTGGAGTCATGCTTCAGGCCCACATCGATGCCAACCCACGTCGCAGCGCCTTCGACGAAGTCCCAGGGCGACACAAGGCCCTCCCAGACGGCCTTTCCGTTCGCGCCGAGCCAGGCGTCAGTGCCCTCGACCCACTGACCGAGCCGGAAGATGCGGAACGGCCCCTCGAGCGAGATGGCCAGGTCCGTCTCGATCGCGGACGCCCGAAGGAACCCCGAACGGAGCGCTGGATTGGCGATGCGCCACGCCTTGCGGTCGTCGATCGCGCAGCCATCGGGCGCCGCGTACTCGCGGAAGACAAACCGGGGCAACTCCACGCCATCGTGGACGAGGGTCCGGAGATGGAAGAGCGCGTTCGTGCGGTCGTAGCCGGGCGTACCCACGCCGACGATCAGGGACCGCTCCCGCTTGCCGGAGGCCATCCGCAGGCTGTCCCATGACTCCATCGGCTGGAAGCCGATCTCATCGAAGATCGCGAGCGACGGGTCGAGCCCCTGGAGTCCGTCGGGATCGTTGGCGATCGGGAAGAGCTCGCCGGCGTTGAACGGCACCACGACCCGCGGCGTTGCAACGCCCGTGTAGATCAGGGCCCGCCGTTCGAGCTCGGGATCGGCCTTGACCATCGCGACCGCTACGCCGTAGCACGACTTGATCGCCTGGCCGATCGTGGTGGCGACGATCGGGACCTGCGGCGACCCGGTCTCGTCGTCGTCGTAGGTGGCCCATACCCCGAGCGCGCCGCCGAGGCTCGACTTCCCATTGCCGCGGGGCGTGGCAAGGATCGAGGCGTCCACGTTGTCTGCAAGCGACTCCTCCAACCATTCCTTCTGGAACATGGCCAGACGCATCGTCTCGCCGTGCCCACGGCCCTTCGGCGCGCGGCAGTACGTCTCGATGAACCGGATGGCACGACCGTGGCGGGTGCGGGTCTTCCACGCCTTCCAGGGGCCGGGTGACGTGTCGGCGAGGCGCTTGCCCGGGCCGGTGAACCCCGTTCCGCTAACGGATCTCATGGCCGCCTGCTGTCATAGGTGTGCAAAAGGG